GATATTTATATACGAGGGTATGAAGATAGAATGGGAAGACCTAGCTTATCGTATGTATACACCAGATTTTGTATTGCCAAACGGTATTATAATAGAAACTAAGGGCAGATTTACTGTAGCTGATAGACGGAAGCATTTGTTAATTAAGAAACAACATCCTAAATTAGACATTAGATTTGTTTTTGAAAACGAAAACAACAAACTGAGAAAAGGATCTAAGACCTCTTATGGTAGATGGTGCGAGAAGAATGACTTTCTGTATTGCACTAGAGTTATACCAGAGAAGTGGCTAAAGAAAAGAGGTACAAACAAACATCCAGAACTCATACAATTTAGGAACAAGAAGATATGAAAAACAAAACTCTAAACTATCTAGGTTTCAAAGACGAAGAAATGAGTATTCGTGTATCGCCAGAGATTGTTGATGGTGTGTGGACAGGTAATATAAATTTAAGTGTGGATGCTTTTGACCACAGTCCCTTGAACGATATGGATTATTTTTCTTTGATGAACTTTGTTAGAATGATTATGGCTGTGCCTGTTCTCATGGAAGAGGATGCTGATGCAAGAGAAAAACTTTACAGTATACTAGAAAAAGAGATTGACCCACCTAAAAAGAATGGTAAGATAATCAGTAGAAAGGACAATATAATAACTATTAATTTTAACAGTAAAACAGATGGGAGTGCATAGTATGGCCAAATGGGAAATGAATTGTAAGGATAAAGATATGGTAAACAGTCCACCACATTATAATAAGTATGGGATAGAATGTATAGATGCTATATCTTCTGCTACAGGAGAAGGTTACGAATATTATCTACAAGGAAACATAATGAAGTATCTTTGGAGATACAGATACAAGAATGGTGTGCAGGACTTAGAGAAAGCACAGTGGTATTTAAATAAGTTGATAGAGATAAAAAAGGATGACCAAAAGTCTCCAGATTTATTTACTTCTTTTGGTATAGAGTTGGACAATGGTTGTTAAAATATATCTAACATTGGATGTGGACAAAGATGAATATCCAATCCCTGCTGACGGTGATCCCAGTGAAGAGATACAAGAAGCATTAGAAGAGTTTATCTATGATATTGATGGGCTAAAAGTAAAACATATAAAAATAACAATGGAGAGTTAATATGAATGATTATCAAAAATTTATTGCAATATCTAGGTATGCTAGGTGGATTGACGAAGAGAACAGAAGAGAAACATGGGAAGAAACTGTGCAAAGGTATGTGGACTATATTACTGAGAAAGTTAAAGGCCATCTACCTAAAAAACAGATTATTGACGCTATAACTAAACTAGAAGTTATGCCATCTATGAGAGCATTGATGACTGCAGGTTCTGCTCTTGAGAGAGATAATACAGCAGGGTATAACTGTAGCTATTTACCTGTTGATGATCCAAAAGCTTTTGACGAAGCTATGTATATTCTTTTGTGTGGCACTGGTGTTGGGTTCTCTGTGGAGAGACAATATGTAAATCAACTTCCTGAGATTCCAAAGGGTTTAGAAGAGGTTGATACATGTATACAAGTACAGGATAGCAAAGAAGGATGGGCAAAAGCATTACGCAAGCTTATAGGACACCTATATATGGGAGAAGTTCCTATATGGGACATGTCAAAGGTAAGACCTGCAGGTGCTAGACTCAAAGTGTTCGGTGGTAGAGCTAGTGGTCCTGCACCTTTAATAGACTTATTTAATTTTACTGTAGCATTGTTTAGACAAAATGCTGGACGTAAATTATCTAGTTATGATTGCCACAATCTTATGTGTAAAGTAGGGGAAGTTGTAGTCTCTGGTGGTGTGCGTAGATCAGCCATGATTAGTTTATCCAACCTCTCAGATCAACGCATGAGACATGCTAAGTCTGGTAAATGGTGGGAGACAGCACCACAGATGGCTCTATCAAACAACTCTGTATGCTACACTGACAAGCCAGATGGTGAGACATTCTTGCGTGAGTGGACATCTCTCGTGGAATCAAAGTCTGGGGAACGTGGTATATTCAACAGGATATCAGCAAAAGAACAGGCAAAGAAGTTTGGTAGAAGAGATGCAGACCATGAGTTTGGTTGCAATCCCTGCAGTGAAATCATACTGCGTCCCTACCAGTTCTGCAATCTTACAGAGGTTGTGATACGAGAGAAAGATAAGTTTGATGATTTGAAAAGAAAGGTTATGCTTGCCACCATACTTGGCACAGCACAAGCTACTCTTACAAAGTTTCCATACTTGCGAAAGATATGGAATAAGAACACAGAAGAAGAAAGACTTCTTGGTGTCAGCCTTACAGGCATTATGGATAATGAACTAACAAATGGGAGAAAACATGGGCTTGAAAAAACCCTCACAGCACTCAGGGAAATTGCAGTTGAAACAAACAAAGAGTGGTCGGCAATCTTTGGTATCCCCCAAAGCACTGCTATCACATGCGTCAAACCAAGTGGGACAGTATCGCAACTTGTGGACTCAAGCAGTGGTATCCACCCTCGTCATAGCAGTTATTATATTCGTACCGTTAGGGGCGATAATAAAGATCCTCTTACTAACTTCATGATAGATAGTGGCATACCAAACGAAGCAGACTTCATGAAGCCAGATACACAAACTGTGTTTAGCTTTCCGATGAAGTCACCAAAGAAGTCTGTAGTGAGAAACGACATGACAGCTATTCAACAGCTAGAGATGTGGCTTCTCTACCAGCGACATTGGTGTGAACACAAGCCTTCTGTTACAATATCTGTGCGTGACGATGAGTGGATGGAAGTGGGTGCGTTTGTATTTAAACACTTTGACGAAATGTCTGGTGTTTCTTTCTTACCACACTCCGATCATACTTATCAACAAGCACCCTATCAAGATTGTACAGAAGCTGTATACGATGATTTTAGCAGTAAGTTCAGTCATATTGATTGGAATAAGTTTACAGATTATGAGAAAGAAGATAACACTAATTCTTCTCAGACCTTTGCCTGTTCTGGCGATAGTTGTGAGATAGTAGATATAGGAGCTTAGTATGAAGTATTTATCCAGAAAAGAACGTGGTCTAGGCAAGCACGATGCACCGTTAAAGATACAGTGGATGAAAGGCTATGATGCGTTTGCATATGGAAAGATTCGCAACCCTTATGGCTCTGATACAATGTTATACAGAGAATGGGAACGTGGGTTCAACACAGCCTACTATGATAATTTAACTAGAGGTAGAGATGCAGTTAGAAAAAGAAGCAAAGGCTTTCATGGACAAAAAAAGCAGAGAGCCACGCACTCTGTTTGAGGTGTTGAAAGAAATAAATAATAAGTTAGAAAAGCTTGAAGAAGATTTAAAGTATGTGAAAGAAATAGTTAGAAAGATAGATTGGAAAAATTAATTAGAGGGTGGCACTATCTTTCTTAGCTCTTTTGAAAATGCTTTCTGTGGTGCTGTAAAAATTTTATCTTTTACTTTACCAGATATTACTAAAAACTTTATATCTGTAGCACTTGTTAGATCAGCATCTCTTTGAAACCTTTTGTGAAAGTCATCTATAGCTGCCCTTCTTGCATTTTTAGACAGTTTTTTATAATCTATTATAGCATTTTCAAGCTCAGTTCTTTTACCTTTTTTAGCAAACTGTAAAGTTTGTTGATATCCTTTTACCATGCTTGAAATATAAGCTCTCACCTCAACAAGATTATAACTAACCTCTGTGTTTTTAGACTTCACAAAGTCACCATCGTCTAAAGCATTGTACGCTTTTTTATTGTTTTCTACTTTCTTCATTGCGTTAGGGACAACGACATCTCTTAAAAAACTTTGTAATTTGCTTGCTTCAAACTTTCTAGCTTGAGCATTTTTTTCTCTAGTCATTATTTCAAAGCTTTTAAAACCTATTCTTTCAAGAAACTCCCCATACTCTTCATTCCTTGAAACGGCTCTCAATCCAAACAATTTTGTTGATGGAGATTCTTGTTGATAATCCTCTATAAAAGGATCAAGCGTTGTTACTCTCTGTGCTTCTTTTGATGGGGATTCAAACCTAGATAACTTAGATGTTATTTCATCAAGAAAAGCTTGACCCGGACTAAGTGTTGCTTCTGGTCTTCTGGAATAAATATCTCTTCCCCTCATCCCAAAAAATCTTTCATCT